GATATTTCACCGACAAACGTACCAGGACGGGATTCTCCGACTAACATCACCCGGCCACGGATTGACGCAGAAGGTACGGCAAACTCCGTCTCGGACTGGATCATCTCCAGGAATCGCGTCGCTAGATTGTCAGCTCGTCCTGGTTGCAAGTCGGTCCGCAAGGCGATTTCTTCCGGACGTAGAAACGTAGCTCCTTCATGCTCATACAATCCGGACGTACGAATCACGTCCCAATTACCATCGCCCAGGCCGTATCGGTTTAATGTGTCCTGGAGTGGCTTGTCCAAATCCTTGAATTTCTTGGCGGCGTTATCGGCCACATAACCCATAAACTCCATACCGAACGCCCAACGTCCGGCCTGGGTCCATGGGGATAACCCTGTAATTCGCATCACCGTATCAGAAATGCGACGCGTAATTTCGGGGCCAGTCATATCACCGACGAATCGAGCCTGGGCCGTTGCAACACTTGTCCAGCTCTCAGCGATTAATCCAAGGCGCGATGCCAGGCGGCCCTTCTCTTCAATGTTGAGCGGCACCAGGTTATCGGCGACGCGTTTAATGACGTCCGTTGTTGGGATGCCGGAAGTCTTAGCGGCAATACGCTGGAAGTTAATATCCGTTAATGCGGAGACGGCCGCCGCGCCAAGTTGCGCCGACTGAAGTATTTGGCGCAAGCCGGCAAATCCCCTGGCCACGGTACCATCGACGGGCGATGACGTTGATCCATTGAGGATCGCGTACATGGAATCAAACATACCAAGCTCTTTATTTGCCTTTTCGACCATCTTGCTTTCCGGACGGTTTGCCTCTTTTAGCTTTGCGTCTTGCATGACGGTTTGATGGATATAGCGCACCGTCGCATTAGGGTTAGGCCCTAGTATTTCCATCATGGCAATATCCCTGGACATTCCTTCCAGGTGATTAACCATCGTGACGAACGGTTCCGGGTTACCAAATTTCTCCTGGTACTCTAGCCAGGAATCGGCATTCTTGAACGCCAGGAATCGATGGTCCTGGTGACGATTAGCTAGGGACCGGCCACCACCAGCTCCGGATGGTTTAACCTTGTTCCAGCCTTCCGTCGCAATGGAATCGAATACCTGGGCGAGAGCCAGTTCCAGGCGCTCCGGCGTAAACTTTAAGCCAGTACGCTCATCGACCATCTTTTCCAGGTCCAAGCGCTCACGAATAAAATTAGTCCATTCCTCGCGGCCAGCCTTGCGTACAAGCATCGAATCATGGATCTGAGGCATACCCCAATCCTTACGCTTTGGAATCGCACCACCGGCCGCATTAAAGCGCTGGCGGGCATATTCCGCCGCAGTTGACCAGGATTGTGCTAACTCTTTCGCGGCGGCTGATCCGGTATCCTCGCCGAATACTTCACGAACTAAGTCCTTAGCCATGGCTTTATTACCCAGGCCACCGGTTGCGCCACGTCGTCTAAAGGTTCCCAGGACGTCATCCATCTTGGAATAGATTTGTCCGAGTACGGCTTTGCGACGTGCCTCGACGTTGGAATACTTAGCAAATTCGTCGCGATCGAGTAATGCCTGGGCGGCTTTTCCTAGATTCTCTCCGCCGGCATACTGGTTCATATCAAAACTAATCTTTTGCCAGTTGCGGATTTGCAACAATTTAACGCGTTTCTTTTCAATCGCCTCTTTTTGCAATGCGTCAAAAGTATCTTTTGCGGCCTGAGTGCTTGCCTGGATGGGGTCCATCTTTTTGGCGTACTCCGCCTCTAGCTCATCAAATAAGCCCCTGGCCTTGGCGGCCTGATCCGATGAGAGTTTTCCCTCATTCTCGCCGTTCGTAATACATTCTCTAAAGCTCATTTGACGCACCCTATCAAGCGCTCTAACATGGATTTGTCCTGTTCAAAGTCGTCTAAAATTTGTTTTACGGTTTGCACTTCCGATATTCTCTCACCGGTTACTGGATCGATTCGCTCGGCAATTGGTACTTCCAGGTTCATTAGATCCGGGTTCCGGTTGCCGCCTGTACCGATCTGTGCTAGAGTTAAGTCAGGAGTGTCCTTAATGAAATCATCTAAGAAAGTAGAATTTCTCGACGTTGAAGGGATCCCGGTAACGCTCGGTTCTGTTCCCGGTTTTGCTGGCTTTTGCGCCGCCTGGGATAAAGGTTCACCAAGACCCTTTCCAGCGGATTCAGCATTACGTAATGGCGCACCAGTTGACAAGGCTGAGTTCGAACGATTGAGAACGGCCGCTAACGCCTCATCATAAGCAAGCCCCATTTCGGCATTCATCTTATCAATCTGCGCTTGTTCAGCTTTAGTCGGTTGACGATTCTCATCCGTGATGCGGCGTAAGATACCATCACGCTCGGCATACATTGAGTGATACTTATCTTTGACTTTCATAAATTCAGGAATGCTAATCTGCACTTCTGCAATATGACCGTCAATCTCAACATTCATCTTAATATCGCGATAACCACCATCGAGCGCCTTGACCTTGGGATCGAGTAGATTTCGAAATCCACTATCCAGGACACGATACTGTGAACGCAATTCTCTTAGTGCAACGCCGGCTTGCTGGAAATTATCAACAACAATGGTTGCGCGCAATAAATCCTTAATCATGGTTGCGTCGCCAGCATAGTCGTACATTACCTTCTCGACTGCGCGACTAGAGCCTTTTAAATCTGCGGCTTTGTATTCCGCATTGACCATATTGGCGATCGTACGATTAATCGCATCGAACTGTTCTTTACGTAATGCGGCATCTTGGTACAGATTACGCAACGTTGTTTGCGCGTCAGGTGTCAACGGCGCAAGATCATCCGGATTGAGCGACTTAGCCACATACTCATCAACGGTAATCGGTTTGCCGCCATTGGGCAAATCTCCCAGGAGATCGCCTTCCAGGATGTCACCCTGGTTCTTAGCGCCAGGAGATCCTGGACCTTCGTCGAATAGCTTTAGCTCGTCTGCGCCTGGTTCTGTGAATCGATTGCTTTGCGCCGTAGTTGTGAGATCGCCGCGATCTCCGCCATTTGGTACCCTTTCATAACTCCCGTCCTCAATTGCTCGGCGGACACTTTCGGTAAACTCGCGGACGTAAGTTTCAGTTTTGGTTCCGCCATTGTCTTTCCACGCCTTGGCGATTCGGGTGAGATTGTCTGAGATGGGTCCCCGGACGTTTGCGTTATTTTCAATGATAGCGATCGCTTTGCCATAAATAGCCTCTTTCTCTTCGTTGCTTAGTTTAGCCAGGGTATTACCGGCTTGTTCAATGTCATTCGCATTCTTAACCAGGGTTTCGAATAGTTGCTTATCCTTACGCAATTCTTTCATGGCGCGATCCAGGATCTTAGCCCGCTCCAGGAATAGGCTTTCTGCAATATCCTCATCACCAAATAGACCGGCCTGTTCGGTTTTAACGAATCCGGCCTCTCTAGCCTGGCGTACGATCTGCTCGGCCTGGACTGCGTTAGCGGGTTCTAGGCGGCGCAAGAGTTGTAGGATGGCGAGTTGCTGGGCCTCATCGGTAATATACCGGCCAACGATTGATCCAAAATGCGGCGGCACTATATCATTCACCACGGCATTAAATGCTTTAGGTCCGAGTTGCGATAGCTCGTTTGCTTGCTTGACAAACTGAGACCTGGGCGGCAATGACTTAATCAGCTCCGGCGCATCTCTTAGGATCTTAGCGGCATCGATTAATGTGCCAGTACCTTCTGCCAGGTTCTTACCAGCGGCCGTTGCCCTGGCGTAAGCCGGATCGAATCCATCGACTTCGCGAATCTTGAATGCGTACAGTTGAATATCTTGCGTCGGATCTGCCTCTTGCAAACGCTTTGCAAGTGCCAGGCGTTGATGGCCGTCAGCAATAAACGTACGCCCATCGGCAAACTCATACACGATGGCCGTGTTTGCTTTTACTGGGTCCCACTTGCTTACATCCTTTAGACGCTCAGTAACGCCCATTACATCGCCGCCAGCTTTAAACTGGAATAGCTCGGCATCGACTAGCAAATCTTTTGGCTTGTACGCAAAAATCTCACCGTTGAGATTGTCATGGAAGAATATATCTTTTGGACGATTGATCGGGCTTTCCGGCGGAGTTGGCGTAATCTTAGTGGAATCACCATCAAGCGCGGCCTTGTACGATTGATCGACGCGAGCGTTATGTTCCAGGTCACCGGCATCATCTTTTAATACGTTGCCCTGGTTGATTGTGCCGTCAATCTCGTCAAGCTCTTTAATCATCTTGACATCGGGATCAATCTCGTACGGACGGCCTTCGCGAGTTGCCCTAAATTTATTGAGCGCCTCGATGCCGTCAATCAATTGACGTTTAGTAAACTGTACGGCTGGCTTTGCACCCATAATGCCGGCCGTAATAACTCCAGCTCCAGCGGCGGCCGTTCCTACGTTAGCCAAGAATGTTCTGTAATCGTAAGGCAAATCAAGTGTCTTATACCAATCTGCTACTTCAATTTGCGTTACGGCTTCAGCTCCGCCGTTCAATACTGCCTGGCGCAATGATTCTCTTAGAATCGTCGTACCAGCTCCCCTGGTAACATATAGGTCACCAGCAGTAATTGCGATATTTGGCAAGTCTGTTAATACGGCCGTTGCACCACCAGCAAGATCACCAAACCATCCGCCCAGGGTTTGACGTGCCGCTACATCGGCATTTACGTCACCGGCTTTAATGGCGCTCTTTTTAGCTCTTTCAAATAATGCGTCGTTGTCCAGGTTAATGAGTTCCGGGAATGTATCGGGACGCTCTTTAATAAAATCAAAAATCTGTTTTGAATAATTTGTGTAAGCCCGCTCACCAAATCCACGCTCGGCCGTTACCTGGTTGAGATAGTTGCTGGGATTAAAAAACTTGGTACCAGTTTTATCTTGGATCTCTTTAACAATCGGATCCCATTGTTCTTTGAGATTGATTGCGCGAGAATCGGTTCGATTGAGTTTTAGATTTGCCTGGTATGCGGCGCTAAAGTTTTCCAGGAAACCAGTATCCTCTCCACCTTTGAGCGGAGAGAAAGGAGTTGCTGATAGATTTGGTTCGTCAAAAACGAAACTCATTTGATTCCTTCTCTTTGCTTAACGCGTTCTGCCAGGTCACGGAAGTTAACCACCAGGGCGGATCTATCTTTGATAGTAAATGCCAATGGGCTAGTCTTGCCGCGATAATCTTCGTAATACAAGACGGCACGATCTGTATCAATAAATGCGGGATAACCCTTACGCAAGCGATCGATCGTAAACTTTCTGCCCTGGTCATCTTCTGGTAAACCATTAGAGACTGCGGCAAAATCTTCGTACGTTGCGCGATTGATAATGTCCTTAAAACTGTCCTGGGCGATATTGTTTGGAATTGGAATACGTGTGCCGCGATACTCAATGATGCCGCCGTATGCTTTACCGTTTTTAGCGATGGTCATACCGGATGCCTCTTGGAATGCTTGCTTATACATATCCTCGTCAAACGTTGACTTGCCGGCCACGATAGCGCGCTGGGTATAAATGTTGTCAGCAGTTGCAATAATTGCGGCACGTGTCTTAGGAGCAAACGCATAGGCGCCGCCGAGTGTATCTGCCACTATGTTTTTCTTGGTTGCCGCATCGCCTGTACCTTCAAACGGCTTATTGCCAGCTTGTTTTTGACGCATACCATTGAGCGCATCATAAACGGTTTGTCTGCTTGCGCCCGATATAACCAGTCCGCCGGCATGAGCAAACTCCGGTGCAAACTTGGAAAGCTCATTCATGGCATTACCGGAATCCTTTCCGAATCCCTGGTTCATTACGCCTAGCAATACGATCTGTTGGTCAGGAGTTGCAGTTTGTAAGAATGTCGTAAGAGCGGCCGCCTCATCCTGGGAGAAATATTTTGGTTGCGAGTTCATGCTGGCCGCAAATGACTTCGATTGAGTAACGCGCTCGCCAATCTGTTTTATTAAATCAACGGGTGCCGCCGCAAAGTTTAATGTCTTAACTTCAGCAAATCCGGTTTGATTCATATAACCGACTGGATCTTTTTCCAGCATAGTGGTTTTATGGTTCAACGATTTTTGCGCTACATCAATCAGCATAGCCTGTTCAAGAGTTGCTCCGCCCTGGGTTTTACCTTGTGCGTCACGAATCCAGTCGCCCAATTGAATGGGTGACATTTTATTAAAAGCAATTGATTGTTGACGTAGTACGCTTAGATAGTTGACCTGGCGCATTGTTGCGTCATTGGCCGGCAAACCTAAATTTCTTGCACGTCCTACAAGCTCACTTACAACGGCCTCGCTTGGTACTTGACCAAGAGAAATAATCCGTAATGATTCGGCGACGTCGGTTTTGAGTTCTGAACGCAATGCTCTAAACTGCGCGTCCCTGGCGCGTAGATCAGCCTCGATCTCATTGATTAGGGCGCCCATACGGTTTACATCAATTCCGCGAGTAAGTCGGTTTGTTTTAGTTGGAGTGCCAGCTTCGTCATAAAGTGGACCAATTGGACCAGCTCCGAGATCAGCCTGGACACGCTTTAGAAATTCTGCCTTGTTCGGTGCTTTTTCATATTCTTTTCTAAAGCGAGCAATATGTGCTTGTTCCGTGGTATTTTGCATATAGCGCTCTACCTCGACTGGAGATAGTCCGCCAGCAATTGCAGTTTTTCTAATGTCTTGCAATTCTGTAAATAGCATATTTTCGCCATTCACTACTCCGCTACTCATTATGCGAATAGCGTCCTGGCCACGCTGATCTAGCGCCGCCAAGGTAGTTGCCTTAATTTGCTGGGCTACACGATCATTATGCTTTTCTGAAATTTCCAGGAATGCAACGTTTTTCATGCGATCCAAATCGCCAGCTACACGGCCGCGTAGTTTTGGATCGAGTAAAGTGGTTAGTGATTCCAGGCCATCGCGAACGTCAGATGCCTCTGCTAAAAACTGAATCGGGTCAGCATTCGGATCATTCTTAAAAGCATTCAGTTTTTCTGTTAATAGTCTGCGGCCATCGTTTTGCAATTGCAATGCGACCAGCTCGTTTGCCTGTTCGTAAGCGGCTTTATCAAAAACCGTACGCGGCATTCCTGTTTCTTTTGTAATCTCCAATACTTGGCGGGCTTGCTCCGGAGTTTGTACGGCGGCGCGGCCTCTTTCTTCAGCTTGCTCAAATCCAATTTTGCTGGCGAATGTAATTACACGATCGAGCGCCCCCTGTTGCGCCGCGGCAAGGTTTCTGCTTTCGCGCATGAGCGGAGCATATTCAATTGCCGGCAATGCGGCGGCACGATAGGGATCAATTTGAATCCCTAGTGGTTGGTATCGTGGAAGTCTCTCAGCCATGATTAGCCTGTCATAAAGTTGGGTACTGCATTTGTATTGAATCCAGCAGTAGGTGCGGGCGTTTTGCCAAACAATGAATACTTAGATCCGAATCCACCGGCCGATGCGTACATCATTCCAGCCTGGCCGACGGTTCCAATAGCGTTGTAGGTACCAGCTTGCGCCGCGGCCTGTCCGGATGCGCGCATAATGTTGGCATTTGTCTCGCCCTGGTACTTGTAAATGTTTGCCTGGAATGCCGCAGACGATGCCGCAAGTTTTGCATTCTCCTGGGAAATATCAAATTCGGTATAGCCCTCACGCAATGCGTAGGTTTGCAACGATCCAGCCGATCCACTAAATGGATCAATAGCACCGGCACCAGCTCTTGCACGTACAGTAGAAACTGTTCGGTTTAAGTTCGTCAACGTTTTTAGTCCTTCATTACGGGCGCGAATTGCCTCGGTACGTCCTTGCATTTGGACTTGTTCGGCCTGAAATTGAGCTTGTTGTTGAGCTTGTTGAGCTTGTGCGCCATAAATTTTTTGTTGCGTTTGGCCTTGTTGATATTGACCATAAGCGGCGACAAGCATTGCGGCGACGGCGACTTCCATGATTATTGTCCTATCGAAACTTTATATTCCATGTTTAACAAATTAAACTTTAACGGTTCTCCTTGCGTTACCGTTATTGTTCCCTCTTTATCGAATCCTAGCAATGGTCCAGCCTTCTTCACGCCAGTAAATGGTTGAATGGCCGTGTCCAATACATTCGATCCGAATTGTCTAAACTGAATTGGGTTCTCATTAATCGTCATGGACTGGGTGTTATACACATCCGCGTTAATCTCCATGATGCGCTTTTTAAATCCGCGAATATTGCCGGATGCCATTTTGGCCTCGACTGGCATGGTTTTCAGATTAATGTTGTAGTTCAATCCGACTTGCCAGGATGCCGTCGCTGGTTTAGCGAATGTCACGGTTCCGCCGCCTGGCACTACTTGATCTTGTTCCAGGATGCCGTCGCGAATGATCTTAACGGTTTTACCTACCAGGTGCGACATCGATGCGGATGATCCGCTAGTATTAGCAAACTTAGCGCAATCCATTGTCAGATCACGATTAAATGCCTCAACGTAATACGCAGTTGATCCGTTGACACTCCTGGCCACAATAACGTAAACCGTGTTTACATCAACGGCTACGGCTTTAAATAGTCCGTCAGTTGTCAGCTCCGACGGTGCAATAACACTTTGCGAACGCAAGAGCGAAATACACATAATCGTTCCATCATCGCCGTTGACGACATATAGACGATCTGTGTCATCGGTTGACGTCGCACGATTGAGTGCCATGTCAATTGGATTTTTGACCAGGTGACCGGATAGCAATGTCACGTTATTGGCAATATAAGTTGCCTCAGTATCAGTAAACAATAGCTCGTTAACTGATTTGCCCTGGCGTTGCAAAAACAACGTGCCGGAATCCAGGCCAATAACTGGGAAATTGTTTTTAGATCCGATACGAGTTGACGTACGAATAATAAAATTAGTCGGCGTAATTGGTTCCAGGGTTGCCTGGGGTACATAAAACTCGCCGCCAATACTAAAGATTTGCAGATCGCGGCCCGAATAAATATCGGTAATCGTATTTAATTGAGCCGTGTCGATGGTTGCCTCAACGGCCTCATCGTCCAAACCTTCGCCATATTGGAAGTTAAAGAAATCAGATACGCGCGATCCCCAAACCGTAGTCGGCCTGGACTTGGCACCGGCAAAGAATAAACGTCCTTCATGGAAGGTAACGGATTTTGGCCAGCCGCGGGATACGCTCCAAGACGCCTCATATCCGCGCTCAATTTCCCAGTTGCCCTGGGCGATATTGCTTGTATCAAAAAACGGAATTTCTACAACGGCCTTAACTTTTGTGCTGGATTCTAAAGCAACAATTTTTGCCCGTCCCTGGGGTTCGGCATTGATATATTGACCAACGTCAGTCGATACAAAGTAAGCATTTTGAGACGTCAAAGTTACGTTTCCGCTTGTTGCCGACGGAGTTAAATGGCCAACGGCTGGAGTTGTCACCGTCAAGGTGTAAGCATAAGACGGGATCTCTTCAAAAGTAATATTTGATACGGTCCAGGTTGCATCGGTGCCACCACGTACAAATTTAAGAGGCGCCAAATCTTCCTGGACAAAAATAATTGTGTCGGCCGACTGGGCAAACTTTAGTCCTGGAATCACTCCGGCCGTAAAGCCGGCCACGGCTAGGTAATTATTACCGGATCCATTGATATTGGTTACCAGGGCCTTGTTCTTGTAGATATAAACGCGTCCAGGCACGATCGCAAACATATACGAATCGACCACATTAAACTGAAACGGCACAAGTTTAAGAGCCTGGCTGGCCAGGTTGGCCGGTAAGGTGTCAATGTATTGCAAACCTTCGCGACGACGTGCGCCGCCCTGGGGTTGAATGACTACGTTCGTTGCTTTTTGAAGTGCGTTGTAATATTGATTTAGGTCAATACGGCCGCGCAATAGCGGGTCCAATTCCCCCACTACAAAATTGGTTTGAATGAGGACTGAGCGCGGCATTATCCAAACCGTACATTAATTAATGGGAATGCGTTTTGATTCTCCAAAGTAACCGATGGACGGCTTTGAGCATCAATCGCCATAGCCTGGCGGAAGAATCCGCCGCGCATATTCTCTTCAGGCAAACCGAATGCTAAACGCTGGTAATAATCGGCTTTAGTAAGTTGGTCCGTTACCATCTGTGCAAAGTTGGCGGCCAGGGCATACTTTAAAAAGTTAACGAAATAGCTAGGCATTTCACTCTCAGGAGTGCGGTATTGATAATCAATCCATGCCTCTTCAATATTGGTCAGCAATTTATCTTGCTGAACGTCAAATTCTACGGTTGCCGGATAGTTCACGGTATCGTCAGCATGAACGGCACGAATGCCAGCTAGGCGATCACCAGGCAATTGGTACAAGTATTTCCAGCCAAATGCGGGCGTATCAACGAGACGCGCGAGCTGGACTTTCTTTAGGGTAAAGCTCCAGGGATACATCGACAAAACCATGTCCCGAATGTCATCATACAAACGGTCACAAATCTGTGCCGAATCAGAAGTTTCAGCGAATGACGTTAGTGGTTTTTGCCCCAGGTAAATGAGAGCATCAGAACATATAGATAGTTTTGTATCGCCCGACGCCATAACAATCCTTTAATAAGTAAAATCCAGGCGGATTTCTCCGCCCGGACTTATTGGTACTGCTTAGTCGCTATCGGTTGCGGCTAGAGTTGTACCGTTGTCAATATCTACTACGCCAGAGGCGTTCGAGCGAACGACTGCCAAAGTAGCGACAAGGGTTGAATCAACGCTAGTTGCACAATAAATCAAGTCGCCCACTTTAACGATGTCGGCTACTGCATTGAAATAGCCTTCTGTGTTTACGTCAGCGATTGCGTCATTGGTGCGATAACCCCACATTACTGGAGATACGCCACTTTTTGCAACGTTACCGATTGGACCAAAGTTATCTCTTGTGAATGCCATGATCTAATCTCCTTATTCAGCGCAAGTGATTTTAACGATGCCCTCAGAATCAATCGCTACTGAGCCGGCGCTAAACATAGATGCCACCAAGAAAGAAGTTTTCTCAGCGATATAGTCAACGCGGCTAGTTTGATTGAGACCAATTGCCATACCTACTGAATCGCGATGGAATGCGAATACAGTACGATCGGAGCCTGATTTTGGCAAGCCACCTTCGTCACGATCACCAATGGTTACAAACTTAAAGCCCAAGAAGGTATCCACTTCACCAGTTACCAATGCCTTGACGGTATTGAAGTCAGAGCTGGTTACGGTTGTTTGGCCCAAGAGAGCAGACAAGTTGTTTGCATGGAGAACGATGGTACGGCCTTCCATTGGTACGTTCTTGCTATCCAAATACTTCTTGGCGGCGCGGAGCTTACCAACGTTTAGGTCAGTTGCAGATCCAACGGAGCCATCGTTTTGAATGGTATTCGCAACGGTACCGGTGCTGGATGCGGCAATAAGTGCATCAATGATTACTTGGTCCATGCGACGGCCAATAGCACCGGATACGACTTGAACGAGTTCTTGACGCTCGTTAAAGTTAACGCGTTGCTGATGGAATATATCGCTATATTCTGCGGCGATATAGTCGGTCATGGTTGCAGTTACTTGTGAATAAGTAACGTTCAAAGGTACTACATCGGTTTGTGGTACACGAACGGATGCGGTTCCCTTACCAATTTTTGGGAATTTTACAGTCGAGCCTTCTACGTTAGTACGCTCACGGGTCAAACCGGCAAGGGCGCGTTGCGCCTGGTAGGCCTGTTTTACTTCGCTATCGAATAACGTGACGAAAGCATTAGAGATATTGATAGACATCTCAATTTCCTTTCATTTCAAAGTTTAAAAAATTAAAAACACATTTTTAGCTTTGCGATTATCCAATGCGGGTCGCTACGCGTAGTAACGGGCCTTGCGGTTGTCCATTACGTAACACTATAAATAAAAAAAGAGTGCGTTGCAATGAGCGTCGCACTCTTTTTATCGATGAGCGGGAAGTCTATCGCTTACCCTCTCCAAACATGGCATAGACCATATCTTCCACTTTTTGGGTGTAAGCCGGATCTTTTCCATACTTCGGATCTGCCATCATCGATTGAATATCTGTCATGCTCATCTTTTGGTTCTCTTGCATTTCAAGACCGGGGATGTCCGTTTCCATATAGGATGCCCTGATCTTATGTAGCGCAGAAATAAAAGCCGCATTGTTGCTGGCGCGACTAATCGCCTCGATCTCGCCCTGGTTAAGGGTACCGGCATTTTGCATTTTGACTAACCATTGCTCCGTCGATTGAACGATCTTGTCCGCATTGCGGCCCAGTTTCTTCATCTCGGCCTCGCGGCTAGTCTTAAATTGCTCTTCAGCGGCGCCCATGTGATTCGTGTAGAGATCGATCATCTGATCGAATTGCTCCTGGCTTAAACCTTGTTCCTTGGCCAGGCTTACAAAATCTTTGAGCATTGGATCATCTTCGGTAATGCCGCGGTCCTTTAGGGTAGTAATCTCATACTTACCATCCTTGGGTGCCTTGTGCTTGCCAGCAGACATTTTGGCGCGTAGTTCCGAATATGCCTTGGCCAGGCCTTCGACGTCCGGACCCTCTTCTTCGTCCCAAAAGTTCTCCGGGAAAAAGTCGGGACGAACGAAATCAAGCTCTTCGCCGTCATCGTCCTTTACCTGGGATTGATCGTTTGGATCTACTTCCATATGCGGCGCCGCAAGATCATCCATCTTTGCATCGGGCTTTGCCGCTGGTTTCACATTCAGTAAGCTACCTGAATCATCCTTGTTGCTACTTGTTGCGTTGTTGCCGGCTTGATTATCGCTAGTATTAGCGGTCAAGTTGTCGGTATCGCTCATATTTAAGACCTCGCTCGTTTAATTCGCCTCTCTAATTCCCGGACAAGGGAGTTTTGTCCCTCGCGGGCAAACCCATGGGAAGGGTCCTCGCCCGGATACCAGGTTGGCTGTTCGATGGTTGTAGCTCTTAGCCATTCCAAGAGCTTTACGCCATCATCGGTAGAAAAGACGCGAGTGACCAGGAGATCAATCTCATTGTCCGACGCGCCCTTTTGCTTGATCTCCGGTGACCGGAGACCTTCCCATCCTTCTTCCATCATCTTTTAGACCTCTTGTGCTTGTGGTTGTTGTGCGCCGCCTTGTTGCGCGGCTTGTGCCATCTGTGCGGCCTGGGCCATCTGTTGCATGATCGCCTGGCGTTGCTCTTTCGAGTTAATCAAGTAACTTGGCACTCCCAGGCGATCTGCCAGGTAATCTGCCAGCTCTTCCTGGTTAATCGCAAGCTGGGCGCCTAGACCTACTTGACCGGCCACCTGGACGAATTGCAATACATCATTAACTTCTTGCATATTCTGCGCCTGGGCGAGCGATCCGGTAGGTACTACTTTAACTTCGGAGCCATCCACCTTCAACGGAAAATCGATAATTCCCATTTCGTCCATGACTTCCATGGTGCGACGCACAATCGGTTGCATCACTTCGGTAATCAAGCGGCCATATGCTGGACCAATGTTCTGCGATAGCTCTTTCATGCGCTCGGCGACTTCGGTTGCCGATCTTGCGCTCATGGTATCCGGCGGCAAGGTATCGTCCAATAGCATCTTTTTAATGCCATTGACCAAATCGTTGATAACGAGCTGGGATACGTTAAAGTCTCCGCCGGATCTCAATGGCCGCAAACTTTCTCCCTGGGGTCCGCCGTTGCGGGCTACCGGAATAATCGATCCAGGAGCAATTTTGACTGTTGCCGGGTTCAGTACGCCATCATCTGCGGCCGTATATACACCAGCCACGGAGATCGACGCGTTTTTGAGTAGCAATTCCTTGACCTTGTTGAGCGTCTTGATGTCAGGTAGGGCGTTGACCAGGGGGCCACGGCCATAAACTTCACCGGCCACCTTCATATAACGGCCTACTACCCAGGGCGAACTCTTCTTTAGCTCACGATAAACAATCTCATTCTTACCTTTAGGTTCTAAAACGTAGTAGCAAACTGCACCCGTCGAGTAGTTGTAGATCGTTGCCTCAATTAGATCGATCTCTTCTTCGGGTTTACGATCAATCTTGACCTGGAGATCAGGCGGGATCTTGGCATCCTTCCATTGTGTCGTAATTGCCTCGCCTTTGACGCGTAACTTACGGTACACGTTATCGACGGTACCATGCTGGCCCTCTTCGAATGAAACCAGGTATTGCGGCACCGCAGTAAAACGGATCGGCGTATCTTTATCGCCTGGCATGATGAGCATAACGCCGGTACCAACGGCCATATCCAGGAGCATTTCCGAAATTGCCAGGTCAAAATTGGTTTGCCGCAAGACTTCAAAGAATTTATCGGAATAAATGTCCAGGGCGTCTGCTACTTGCTTACGTTTATCGGCTGGGATCGACGATCCTGGCGTCAATTGCATCCACTTACGGTATGGCGGGAATAAGCCCGACTGGATCCGGTTCGCAAAACGCTGAGTAGAGTTGATCGCAGTCGAATCGAATACCCTGGCGCGCTTATGTTGACCAGGAGTTTTGCCCTCATACTGGCCGGAATACAGATTACGCTGGGGAAGTGCAAATTCGTAGCACTCTTCGTAGATTGAACGCCATAGATCCTTACGCGAATCCGCTAATTCGGCGCGCTTTAGTACGTGTGCAACCGGCATTTTCTTCATTTTTTCGATTCCTTCATTCGTTTATATCTCGCAGAAAGCGATGCCGCTTTCCGTTTTGCATCTGCCGTCGAACTCGCACCCCAGGCGCGTAACGATAAAAGTTTTCGCGTCGGCCTTCCCTTTTCATCGTAATCAGGTCCAGCATTACCAGCCATCCTGGCCAGGAATGACGCCTTGCGACGTAACTGTTCCGGACCGGCTGGCGCACCCTTAACTGGCGCCTTTAAATTCGATCCTTCGGTGCGCTTATAAAACGCACGTCCTGCCGCATTGAGGCCACCTTTTGGGTTTTGGTACTTCTTTAACGGCATTACATATACTCTTTTTTACGTTTCATCTTGCTGGCCATTTCGCTTTTATGCTCCAGCTCAACGCGCCCCTTTACTTCGGCGGCGTATCGACGGGCCGCGGCCATGCCTGATTTCGTGTAAGCAAACTTTTTGAGAACATTGCCCTTCTTGTCATAGACTTCAGGCATGATTAGCTCCCCATTGTGTTGGTACCACCAGCTCCCAGGGATTCGGAAGTGATGCCTAGCATTGGGTTTTGACGCTCCTGGCTGAAAAGTAAACGCATCCCGCCGGTTTGACGCGCGCGTTTCGTAGCCTGAAGGCGTTTCTGTTGCGCTTGCTCTTGTGCCGCAAGGCGCTCTTCTTGTTTTTTCTGATTCTCAGCAATCGCTGGATCAGGAGTTGGTGCCGGCGGGGGTGCCGGAATAGATGGTGAACTAAACAATCCGCCCATAATTCTCTCCTATGAAGATAACGTACTTTGACCTTCACCAGCTCCGCCGCCTAGTGTGGTTCCGCTCATACCTAAACCGGCTGAACGCTCCTGGCTAAACAACAAGCGAGTACCCATACGGCGACGGGCGCGGGTATTGGCCGCTACTTTTGTCTCTTCGCTGGTTGCTTTTACTGGTTCTGCGGCTTTTGGTGCTGGCGCCTCTACTCTTGTTTGAATTGGTGCCGCTGGCGCTGGCGCACTTGGCCGACTAACGATTCCGCCCATGATTTAATCTCCTATACATAAAATGCGATTCACCGGTAGGGCCGAAAGCCTCTAACTCAGATTCCTTTTGGAAGTATAAGAACTCCGCCCACTTTTGCGCGCGTACATTAGACGAACGCACGATGATTTGAATGCGTCGCAGTTGCATAGTGGTTTCAGCCCAGGAGAAAAATTGCCTGGCACAACGGCATAACGGTATCGTAACGGTATCAATATTGCGATCGGGGATCATCCAGGCCTCGGCAAGCCCTGGCCAAATCGGAATAATCCCAAACGAAAGCATTGGTTTGCCGTAATAAAGCCCAGTAAACGACGGCCCCATGTTAGTTTGGTGCTTTAAACGTTCGAGCCAGTCCGGAATGTTCGCCCTGGAATCAAGATCATGCTCGTTCAGATCCATCAAGGCCACGTGTCCGTAAAAAAAGGGGACAATCCTACCCCCTTCCGGTAGCCGGACATTCGATGTAAATCCACTTGTATCTATCATAACTCTAAAGGATCCAGTCCGAACTCGTCGGCGACGGCCTTGCATCGTTGTTTAAATACTTTATCGTGATGGGACCAGCGCTCCCTGGAGTGCGCCCACCTACTCATGTGAACGGATTCATGGCAAAGCGAGCGCAACACGGTCATAAAATGGCCGCAAAGCATTCGCGATATTTGGATTGTATGTTCGTAGTCGCCGCCCTCGTCGTATAGGTAATACCCGTACGCATGGGGGTCATCGATCACCTCAAACTTGATTGCCTCAGGCAATGGCATTCTCCAGCGCGCAAACGGTTCGCAACAATAAATCGTTGCATATAGGTTGCGGAGTATAGCTGGCGTCAAATTCATGGCCCCTAAAGAATATCAAAATCAAAGTCGGCCGTGTATTGTTTGGCTTGCGTACCGTAATTCATGCCACTCCTGGTCAGGCGCTTGTATTCTCCGCCGCCTAGCATCAAGTACGAAAACGCATCGCCGACGTGCGAATGCTGATTTTTATTCGGCACATCTCTAAATCGCTCTTCGCCTGGCACCCCTACTCGTTTAAAATGATAGCCACCAGCAAGCGCCTTCCGTAATTTTGGACACGTGCGCGCCACTCTCAGACCTGGTTTTCGATCGATCAGCCGTATCATGGGCGCGGCGCCAGCTTCACGACGTACTCCAAAATCATTGGTTGGCGCGGGTTGGACCTTGGTAAAGCCCAGAGTCCGCAAATGATCGAACGCCGTCGTCTCGAATATC